GTATATAAACTTTGTAGTGATTTAAAATTGAAACCATTATAATTTTCAAAAAACAAATAAGGGGAACCTTCTGTTTTTGATGAATTGGAAATAGCCTGTGTACTCAACCAACTAATAGCTTCAAATGGCTTCAAATTGGGAATTATGATATCTCTTGTTCCACGTGTTTCTTCAATATTGTTATCTTCGAATTTACCCGTTTTTACTGATAATTGATTGAATAAAATGTCTTTAATAATTTCTGATATTTTTTTATTTCTGTAAGATTTGCTAACTTTATATTGTTCAGATAATACGGTTTCTTCTGAACAGAAATTCAAAATATAATTTTCATTTTGGTCTTTGACCATGCCTCGATTAGAAACACTAAAAATTCTAAATGTTTTACTAATTTTTCTGGTGTCTAGGCCTGGTTTACCAAATGACAACATTAAATATTCGTTACCAGAAAACCCCAACATGTTTAAGAAACCACTGGAATCATTCAGTATTAAATTGCCGGTGATTGTTGGACTGTAAATATCTTCAAAATAGTTTATTTCAACAACCATTTTACTGAAATCTGTTGGTTGTCCTAGAGCTGTTATTATTACGCATGATTCCAATGCAAAATCTTGCGGATAACCTAATCCTATTTGATTTATACTATCTGCCATTATACACTCATTAGATAATCAAATTGTTTTTTAATATCAGGTATCAACTCGTTTTTGATTAATTTAATTGTTCGTTTAGATTCATTCAATTCATCCTCATACAGGTAAGCATCAACAGCTCGTTTAGATGTTGTTACAGTTACCGTTTGGCCATTTGGAAAAGTTTTAGTGATTGTTCCAGCAATAGTTGCAGTATATGAAGCTAAGTCGATATTGTATGTATTTTTTGTAGTTTCACCTGAATAACCGTCAATTGTAGATACTATTTTTTCATAATGATGATTTGTGGCCATTGCCGCGGCTACATCACCATATTTGTTTATAATATACGATTGGAATTGTTGATAATGCATTGGCCAGTCATAGAACGGGTCATACATATCATTAAACATTAAAACCACCCAGTGCAATTCAGCATCATTGTAATATTTTGACGCTATCATTTCAGGAGTTTCACCTTCTCGAATATCATATGTGTAAAATAACGCCATGTTGTTCAATCTCTCTTTGATTGTGTCAACACGAATTAAAAGATTAGTAACTAAAGAAGTGTTATTGTCTTTAGTGTATAATAATTTTGGAAATTTATTGAAATATCTAGGCATTAATACCCCTCATCCACTCTTTGTTTTGTAACAATTTCGGTTTCCATGAATTGTAATGTCATTCTAATATGCGTTGGCATACCGTTACCAAACGTTGACCATCCGTTGGGTGCATAATCTACATTGACATTTTGTAATACACAAGTACCAACTTGGTGTACATTTGGATTGATTTGGCCGTTGAATAGGAAATCAATATCAAACTCAGATGGTGGTGTAAAATAACGTCCCATCAAACCTTTGTTTATTTCTGGTGCCATATGGAATTTAAATGTTTTGACAATTTCTAAAACATTTTTAGCTTCAGATTCATCGAACGGAGCAAACAAGAAATCAAATTGAAAGGTTCTCATGTCCACACCTTTGAATAATACTTCAAGTTGTGGATTTAATGCTTGTCCTGTGGCCGCCAATAAGAACGATGTCGTATCACCTCCACCCATTGTCGTACCCAACGCTTCTAGTGCGGCCCCATATGTTGATGGGTCACTAGCTATATTTTTTAATGTTTTGGTATTGAAACCTTCAGCATTGTCATACAATGATTTACCAATTTGGCCCATGAACAAAGCTTTACCACCGGCGTCAGTTAAACTGGCAGAATCCCATTGAGCGCCGTATTGTATATTCATCGTATCTGGCATATACAAAGCAATAGCTTGTGTAATTCGTTTAGTTTTTCTTGCTAATGTGATATCATTCGTGACATTTAATCCTAAAGGTGCACCTACTGAATTTACAACATTTTTTAAATTAATATTTGAAGCTGTATTACCTTTTGACTGGTTATATGCTGTTTTTCCATTGAATGTTTGACCATCTTTAGTTGTAACTAAAGTATATCTACCTTGTTCTTTATACATAGAACCTTGAGCCACATTAACATAAAAATTAATATAATGGCCACGAGCTTCGGAACCTAGATTTCTGGGATAAAATCTATTATTGAAGTCGTAAATATCGGAATTATAAAGTTTAGCTAACGGGCCGCTATTTTTATTATCGGATGCTGGGTCCCACCCACCACCTGACGATTCAATCTGTTCACCGTAATACCCACCTCGGTAATCTGGTCCTATTTCAGCCATACTTTGCGCCTTGTTGAAAATTTAATATATATACTATTTATGAGATATTCCGGCACATATACCCCAATAAACCCACAAAAGTATAAAGGTAATTATAAAAATATTACCTACCGTTCTTCATGGGAGAAAAAAGTCATGTTATGGCTTGATAAAAACTCAAATGTGGTGTCGTGGTCATCAGAAGAAATCATTGTTCCATACAAATCTCCAGCTGATGGCAAGTGGCACCGTTATTTTGTTGATTTTTATGTTCAAGTCAAGACCGTAGACGGCAAACTTAAATCTTTTTTATGGGAAGTTAAGCCTAAAAAACAGGCAACCGAACCACAGGTTAAGAAGAGAATTACAAAACAATATATCAATGAAGTTGTGACTTGGTCTGTCAATCAGGCCAAATGGAAAGCTGCTACAGAATTTTGTAATGACCGAGGTTGGGAATTCAAAATCTTAACTGAAGAACACTTGGGATTATAACATAAATAGATGATGACACCTACAAGAACAATATCAAAATTAACAGATTTAACCAGTCAAAGAAGTCAATACGATTATCACAAATATTCGGTTGATTCTTATAAATGGTTTGTTAGTAAGATAAACAATCTACGTAATCCGATTACTTTGGCTAATCAGATTAGAAAAGAAACCGATAGAAATACTAACAGATTTCTGATTGGTGGTTTGTATTATTTTTATTATAATGCTAAAACAGCCGAAAGGTTAGACTATTGGGATGCGTTCCCTCTAGTTATTCCACTTGAGAGATATAACGATGGGTTCTTGGGTTTGAATTTACATTATATTCCACCTAAAATCCGTGCTGGATTTATGGACAAATTGATGGATAGAGCTGTGGTAAATCAGAATGATGACCCAGTTAAAGTAAGAATTAGTTATGAAATTTTAGATGCTACAAAACGATACAAAGAATTTAGACCTTGTTTAAAACGATATTTGTATCCTCGTATAGCAAGCAAGATTTTAATGGTACAACCACATGAGTGGGAAACAGCAGTGTTCTTGCCTACACAACAGTTCCAAAAGGCAACAGCAAAAGAAGTTTGGCAAGAGTCGATGAATCAAATTAAATATGGAAGCCAAGGTCAACATGCTAATACTGTAACGACAATAGGACAAGTATGATAAACAATTTTCTTTCATCTTTTACTGATGATTTAGCAAGACCTTCTCGCTTCAAGGTCAAAATAAACATTCCTGCTAAACTCAATGGAATTATAGATGCTCAAACATTATCACTCAGATGTGAGAATGCTCAACTTCCTGGTCGTACAATATCTACAAGTGACCTAAAAATTTACGGCCCCTCTGAAAAGTTTCCATATCAAAGCGCATATGAAGACATCACCTTAACATTTATTGTAGGTGGGTCTATGCTTGAAAAGACCGTATTCAATGAATGGATGAACTATATCAATCCAACTCAAAATTGGAACTTTGAATTCAAAAAGAATTATGTTTCAGATATCACCGTAACACAATATGATATGTCGAATAATGAAATACATAACATAAAAATGATTGATGCTTTTCCAATAGCAGTTAATCAATTAGATTTGGATTGGTCAAATGATAATTCGTATCACAAATTAAATGTTACATTTGCATACACTTATTGGGAATTACTATCTACCGCTCAACCCGCACACGCATTGGTATCCGGTAAGAACTCACCATTCAATTTAGCCGCGGCAATTCAGATTGGTGCTTTAGCTGCAAATGCTGGCCAAGCGTTGAAAAATGGCAATCCATACGCTATATTGGGTGTTGCCGGTGCAGCTACATCAATTATCCCTAGTTTGGGCGGCACAAAAACAATGTCTTCGGTTATTAATTCACAAGGCCGAGGCGCTTTGGACACTCAATTGGACCAAAATGCTTCTAAGATTAACCAAGATAAATTCACAATCCAAGGAATGAAAAGCACTACTGATAAATTTTTACCATAACTGATTTGATAGGAGTTAAATAATGGCTTTACCTAAGATTTCCGCACCCACGTTTGAGATTACTCTGCCGGTGTCGAAGAAAAGTATTAAATTTAGACCATTTTTGGTCAAAGAACAAAAGATTTTATTGATGGCAATGGAATCTGGCGAAAAAGGTGTAATTGAAAGTAATGTCAAACATATTTTAAATAATTGTTTGATTTCTGATATTGACATTGATACATTACCAATTGTTGATATTGAATATTATTTTCTAAACATTCGTGCCAGGTCTGTTGGTGAGGTTGTAGAATCGAAATATAAATGTGAAAATGAAGTAGATGGTGTGGTTTGTAACAACACGATGGATACCAAATTTAACATATTGGATGTCCAAGTTGACATGCCAAAAGATTTAAATGATAAGATTCAAATTACACCAACTGTTGGTGTTAAATTAAGATATCCAAATTTTGATTTGGTTGATAAATTACAAGACCTTGATAATGCAACAGATATTGCTTTTGAATTGATTATTGAATGTATTGAATATGTGTATGATGAAGACAATTTATATTATGCACATGAAACTCCTAGAGAAGAGTTGATGGCCTTTTTAGAATCATTAACAAAAGACCAATTTGAGAAAATAGAAGAATTTGTTGAGAACTTACCTAAATTG